TGTTGAAATCATATTTGATGCTGTATGAGAAAATCCACTACTGCGCAGACCATGATTTAAAAGACTATCTAAAGGCATAGCAACTAATGTTATTCCACCTGATTTTAAACCTCCCATAAGTAAAGATTTTCCAGTTAATGTTTCTACACCTGCTGTTCTTAAACCTGTTCTTAAAGCAACTCGTTTAGCACCATAACTCATAATTCTACCACCAATATCTCCTGCTGCACCAGATGAAAACGCATTTACATATTTATTTACTTTTAATTGTGATAATAAATGGGATACAAATATAGCACTACCTAATCCTCCAAGTGTATGAACTCCTCCTTCAGCAATTTCACTAACTGTTGGCGCTCTTATTCTTTCAGCAAAAGACAATTTAGTTCTTGGTCTGGCTATTGTGGATGAAAATGGGTCTGTTGGTATATTGCGTAATTCACCAAGATTGACGTTGGTTTCTGGTATTCTTAATTCCATTGCTCCTGTATCACTCATTTCAAAACTTGCTGGTTCTTCTAATGAAAGTGGTTTATATTCTTGTGCGAATAATTTTTTACCTGCTTTAACCATTTTTTCTCTAACGCCTAATGCTTCTAATTTTAATCTTTTACCTAATTGGGTATTTTCATTTAAACTTGCTGGCGTGCTTTCAAATGAAGTTTCTTCAATTGTATTAAATTCAGGGTCTGTATAATCTTGACTTGGAACTAAATTTCTTGCTCTTCTTGCGTAATAACTTGCTTCTTGTGATAATGTAAATCTACGACTACTTAATGTGTCACCTTCTGTTATTGGTAATCTTGTTTCTTGAGTTTTTGGTAATAAATTACTATCTTCAAATGTTCCATAAGAAGATTGTTTTTTAGCAGTTAATATGCTTGGGTCTTCTTCAACTATTGTTCTTACTGCCTTCATTCTTCGTAAAAATGCTCTTTCTTTACTATCTGCTACGCCACCAATAGCCCTTTCAAATACTGGGTCATAAGCATTATATTTATCTACAACTTCCATAATTCTATCATTTGTAATACCTCTCGGTTTAAGTTCTGTTATAATATCATTTAGTTCTCTTTGGCTTATTTCATTCCTACCTTTACGAACATATTTATCAATAGATTTTAATATTTCCATTTCTTCACTTATAGGTGTTGTTGGAAACATCTCTTGCTCTACAACTTTTCTTACATTCTCGTGTGTATCAGGAGGCATACTTCTTTTTAATTGTTGTATTTGTTCTTCAATTAATTCTGCGTCAGTCATATCTCTTGGTCTTAAAAATTCTGTATCTCTTGGGTCAGGTGATATACGAATTCGTGATTGCCTAATAATCGGTCTTGGTTGTTCTAATGGTGGTTCTTCTAATGCATCAACTAACATATCTCTTCTCATAAGAGGCATAATATCATCTAAACGTTGTATAACTCTATCGGCATCTTGATGTGTAAAAGTTCTGCTTATTGATGGGACATCTTCTGCTATTAATTCTGGTTCTATGCCATCTGGAATTCTTTGATAAGTATTACTCGCACTTAATTTTCTACCAGCCAAAAATACTTTATTTTCATCTTGTGGTAAAGCAACTTCTGTAAATGTTAAATTTCTTTTATCTTCATTTAAAAGCGGTTTTGATGGGTCTATCATGCCTCCAGGTATTGATATTTTTTTTGGTATTTCTTTTGAAACTAAACTTCTTAAATCAAAATTTTTAGGTAAAGGAAAATGATTTTGTGGTTTAAATGGTTGGTCTTCTCTAAATAAAACGCCGCATTCTGGTTTGTTGCGAAGTTCTATAATACTTCGGGGACATTTACTACCATCATCGTCAAATGTGACTTTGTATGGGACAGGCATATTTATTATAATGAAATATTATATTTTTTAACATTTAAATCTTCTTTTAAAATCGGCAATACTTTCTGTTAGTGTTTTTTTATTCCATAAAATATATCTTGCTAATGCTCCAGCACTTGTAGGCTCATTCCAGTTTTCATTTACTTTATGTCGTGCTATATAAGCATCTTTCTTTTTATCGTCTTTATGGTCTATATAAGTAGAACCGCCTTTAAATCCAAAATGAGTTTTTTTTCTTTTTTCACTTTTACATTTACTCTCTCCACTACATTCACAAAATTCAGCAACATATCTTTTTTCTTTTCTATCACTTGGTTTTATAGATAAGAGTTTCATGTTTTATATATTAAAAATATTATTTTTCTTTCCATCTATTATTTAGCCAATAATCTTTATAATATTCTTTATTTTTTTTATCTAAAATTTCTTTTTCTTTACGTGTTTGATAATTCAATTTATATTTTTCTTTATTATTTTGATAATATTTATAATAATTATATCTGCTATGAGAGAATACCCTTTCGTCCATTTATACATTAAATATAAAAAATTGATTTAAAAATAAATTAAAATATTATTCTATATTATAGAATGTTTAGTGAAAATTATTTATTAACTTGCGATGAAAAAACTATAAGGGAATTATATAATAATCAATACAACGATGAGTTAAATATACCCTGTATTGATATGACAACTGAAGAAGAACGTATTATATTTAAAATTTATATAAATAAAAATAAATATATTTGTAGAGTATTTTAAAAATTGATTTAAAAATAAATTAAAATATTTCTATAATATAAAATATAAATGGATAAATCTACAAATTATAAAGGAAAGGCAAAAGGTGTAGTAAATAATAAAAATTTAAAATGGAAAATTACTATTTTTGATAAAGACACAAATACATTTAAGGAAGGTAAATTTACAACTATATCTGCTTTAAATCAAGGCATGGATTTGAATTTAAATGGTGATTATGTTAAAAGAATTATGACGAGATACAGAGCAGATACAACTATGAGAAATGGTGAAAACTCATTTTTAAATCGTTGGGGACATATTAAAATTGAAAAAATATTTGAGCCAAACATTTAGAAAAAACTAAAAATTAAAATAATATTAATTTTTTTCTATATTATTAAAAAATTGATATAAAGATTTAATTTTATAGAATATAATAAAAATGTCAAAAATAAAATCTTTTGATAATATAAATAAAATGCCGAGATTGTCTAAAAATCAAAAAATTAGAAGAGATACTCAAAAATTATTAGATGACCTTAAAAGCAAGTTAAACCCAAGAACATTTAAATCTTTTACTAATGAAATTACAAATAAACGCATAGATGCTGTTAAACGTTTAGCAGATAAATTTAAAACTATAAAAACATCTACTGATACAAATATTACAAAGAAAACAATTGTTAAATCAGTTGATGAAGTAAAATCAAAAGCAATTAAGAAGATACAAAAATTAGCATATAAAGATGCTTCGTTTATTCCAAAAATAAATCAATTTAATAAAACTGGTAAAAGTATTAGTATAACAAAATTAACACCTAAAAAATTTAAATCAATTGTTAATAAATTAGATTTAACTAAACGAGTTATTATACAAGCAAATAAAGCATACTATACACTTACACCTGAAAATAAAAATAAATTTTTAGATAATATAGATAATTTCTTTATTAGAGAAGTCGCGGGAACAGGTAGTGATGCTCAAAATTGGAGTGAATTAATAGATACACCTGAAATTATTATTAGAAGACCTAAATGGTTAGGTAAAAGTAAAAATGAGGGAGCATTCTTTAATTATTACAATAATTATCCTATGATAGATTTAAAAGAATTTCAAATATATACTAAAAAAAATGATTACCAAGAAAATTGTTTTGTAGAAGCACTCATACAAAGTAAAATTTTAACAGATATTGAAATTAATGATTTAAGACAAATGATTAAAGGTAAATATATTGCTACAAAAAATTTTACTGAAATAGCAAATAAATTTAATTTACATATTGAAGTTAAACATTTATTTGATAAAAATAAAAAAAAGTATGGTTCAAAAGATGGTAAAAATGTTGTATTAGGATTAATAGATAAACATTATTTTATTGTAAAAGAAGTTCCTTACAATATGTTTGCTATTCAAAATATTGATAATATTAAACATCTTTCTAATTGGAATGAAATTGGTGCATTTGATTTAGATGATAAATGTTATAAAGTTAAAAAAAATAGATTTACTAACTCATTTCATTTAATTAAATATATGTATGAAAATAAAGATAAATATTTTACTCCACTACCTTATGAAGATTATCTTTCAACACAATATAAAAACGAAGCACCTGAAATAACAAATTTAGAATATAATTATGGAACTGCTATAAAAGATAATGATAAACCTGAACCTAAAGAAAATAAATATGATGATAAAGTTATATTTTATGATTTTGAAACAACAACAGAAGGATTACAACATGAGCCATATATGGTTTGTAATAGTGAAACAGATTGTATTAATGGAGAAAAATGTGGTTTAGTTATGATGAGAAGATTATTTGAGAAATTTTATGTTAAACCTCAATACACTAAAAAATGGAATAAATATGAAGAAAAATATGATTTTACATATATTACTAAAGAAAGAAGATTAATATTAATAGCACATAATGCTGGTTATGATTTTTGTTTCTTACAACAATTTTTACAATTAGAAAGCGTTGCTAAAAGAGGTCATAATTTATTAGAAGCAAAAGGAGTATTCAATTATGGTAAAGGTAGAACAATTAAAATTATATTAAAAGATAGTTATTCAGTTATTACTATGCCTCTTGCTAATTTTGGTAAATGTTTTGGTCTTCCTCAATCAAAAGAAATATTACCTTATAATTTATATACAAAAATTAATGTAAATAAAAAATTAATATCAATTGATGAATGTAAAATATGTTGTGATATTCAAGTAAGACAAAATTTAATTCATAAAATTCCTAATAAAAAAGATTATGATGATTATTTTAATTTATTTATGGAGAATTGTAAAAATAATGATTGTATTTTCGTTCAGTCCAACGAAGGAGGACAAGGGGTTAAAGGGGAAAATCCCCTTGAGGTTACACTTATTGATATAATCAAATACTCACAATTTTATTGTCAAAAAGATGTTGAAGTATTAAAACTTGGTTATGAAAAGTTTGATAAAATATTACATGAAGCAACAGGTTTAAATATTATTAATTTTATGAGTTCAGCACAATTAGCCCATCGTTTTATGTTAGATAGAGATGTATTTGAAGGAGTAAAACAATTAAGTTCTACACCAAGAGATTATATTATGAAATGTATGGTTGGAGGGAGAACTATGTGTGCAGAAAATACTAAACATCATAAAACAGGTAGAATTCAAGACTTTGATGCTGTAAGTTTATATCCTTCTGCTATGAGTAGATTAGGTGGTTATTTAATAGGAACTCCTAAAATTATTGAAGGAGAAATGAAAAATTATGAAATATTAAAAATAAATAGTGATGGATATTTTATTCAAATTAAAATTACTAAAGTAAATAAATATTTACGCTTTCCATTAATGAGTTATAAAAATAAAGATGGAGTAAGAACTTTTAGTAATGATATGGTAGGTAAAAATATATATGTATGTAAAATTGAATTAGAAGATTTAATTAAATATCATGAAATACAATTTGATATTATTGATGGTTATTATTATAATGAAGGTAGAAATAATAAATTAAAAGAAGTAATTGATTTTGTATTTAATGAAAGATTAGAAATGAAAAAATTAAAAAATGCATTAGAACAAATTTATAAATTAATTATGAATAGTGCTTATGGAAAAACATTACAGAAAGCAATTGATGAAAATTTAGTATTTAAAACAAGTGATGAAATTGATAATTATGTAGATAAGAATTATAATTATATTAATAAATATGAAAAAATAAATGATGATGGAAATATTGATAGATATGCTATTACAACATTAAAAGGTATTGAAGACCATTTTAATAATTGTGCTTGTGGTGTTGAGGTTCTTGCTATGAGTAAAAGAATTATGAATGAGGTTATGTGTCTTGCTGAAGATTTAGATATTGAATTATTTTATCAAGATACGGATAGTATGCATATATATGAAGAAGACATTAAAAAACTTGCAAAAAATTATGAGAAAAAATATAATAAAGTTTTAATTGGTAAAGGTATGGGACAATTCCATAGTGATTTTGATAGTAATATTATTAAGAGTGATATTCACGCAACCGAGAGTATCTTTCTTGGTAAAAAATGTTATATTGATAAATTAGAAGGTAAAGACGAATATGGTAATAATGCTGTAGATTATCATATTAGAATGAAAGGCGTAAGTAATAAAAGTATATTATATAAAAGTATTCAAGAAAATAAATCATTATTAGAAATATATAAAAGTTTATTAAAAGGAAATAAAGAAGAATTTGACCTTGCTTGTGGTGGTAATAAATGTTGTTTTGTATTTAATAATGACTACACCATTAAATCCAAATATGAATTTTTAAGAAAAGTTAAATTTTAAGAGGAGTTAAATTTTAATATTTTTTTTATTAATTCTATATCATTAAGTCCAAAAATTGAGTATAAATTTTCATAATATAATTTTTTATGTTCTTCATTAACAAATTCAGTTAATATATTTATATTTTGATATGTCATTATATATTTAATAAATATTTTTCCTTAATCCAAGAACGAATTTTTGTTAAACTACAATTTTTATAATTATCATTAAATCCATTAAGTTTGAAAAATTGTGGTTTTTCCATTTTTTCTGTTTTATAAAATATATATTCTCCATATTTCCCCTTACGAATAGATAAAGTTTCATCTATTTCACGAACTAAAGAATTGACATTTGCTTCGCTATCTTTCAAAATATTTACTGCATCATCGTATCCTATATTTTTAATAGGCACATTTATTTTTACATATTTTAATGATTTTTTTAATTCACCACATTCCAAATAATAACCCCATATCCCATGTTTTAAATATAAATTATTGTCTTTATATTCACCCAAAATTTTATTTTTAACTTCTTCTTCAACTTCTTCTTTAACTTCTTTTTCAACTTCTTCTTTAACTTCTTTTTCATTACATTCATATTCATATTCATGAATTTCTTTTCTTTTATCTTCTGGGTTCCAATAATTAATGGGTTTTTCCAATCTAAATGTATATTTTAGATAATCAGGCATCTAATTTATATTAATATATATCTATATTTTTTTCTACGAAATTAACCATAATTGTTTCTCTCGTGATATGTCTTCCATTTTAAAATTTATTAAATTAAGGGATTTATCCCCTATGACCCCTTGCCCTCCTTCGTTGGGCTGAACGAAATCTAAATCTATTATATTTAAGGATATATCTGTGTCTTCATCTGTTACATTTATAGTATTACCAGCAATATCGTTAAACCAATTTATGCTTTCTTTAAGGTGTATAGCCCATTCTAAATCAACTTTTCTCATACGATAAGTTCCTTTAATACCAAGTTCTTTTGCTTTAATAATTAATTCATCTCTCAACATTTTATATTATATTTAGAAAATAATTGTCTAAATAATTGTCTATTTTTCTAAAATTAAAATATAAATGTATATTAAAATATGTCAGCTGAAGAAGAAGAAATTATTAATGAAGAACCTGTAACAATTGAAGAACAATTAGCACCTGAAAATGCTAAACCAACTAAACTAAATAAGAACGGCAAACCTCGTAAAGTATTATCACCAGAAGCATTAGAAAAACTCCGTTTAGCACGAGAGAAAGCAAATGCTATACGCAAAGAAAGTTATACTAAAAAGTTAGAAGAAAAGGTAGAGAAACTTAAATCCGTTAAGCCGAACGAAGAAGAAATACCAGAAAAAGAGGTCATAGGGGAAACTCCCTTAAAAGAAGTTAAAAAACCCAAAGGTAAAAAAAAGACTAAAATTATAGTAGAACAATCAAGTGAAGATAGTGATGAATTTGAACCAAATGATAATGTTGTATTTGTTAAAAGAGTTTCAAGAAAGAAGAAAGACATTACACCTGTGCCTCCGCCAGTTAAAGAACCTGATTTACAGATGGAAATACCACCACCTGAACCACCATCTAAACCACCACCAAGACAATTAACACCACAAGAATTAACATTAAAAAATCAATATAATGCTATGTTTAGTGGTGGATTTATAAATAATAGAAGAAATTATTATTAAATAAAATATAATATTAATGTATTATAAATGAAGACATTAAAATTACAAGTATATAATCAAGACCCTGATAATGGAGTAAGCAACGAATATCCAACCAGTAATGATGCATTTAGACAACCTTGTTTATGGTATGTTTCAGCAGTTAGAAATAGTGGAAAATCTTATTTATGTAGTAAATTTTTAGCACAAGCAAAAAAAGATAAAACATTTAATAAAATTTATATGATTACACCTTCATTTGCTTCTAATAAAGCATACTTTGGAAAATATGTAGAACAAGAAGATGTATATGAACCAACAAAAGAAAGTATTAATGAAGTTATTAAAAGAGTTGAAAATGATAGAGATGAATGGGAAGATTACCAAAGTAAATTAAAAATACATAAAGAATTTTTAAAAGTTTTAAGAGAGAACCCTAATATTAGTGATGAACAATTATTATATTTTGATGAGTATATAGATAAACCAACATATAAATATGATGCTCCTGTAAAAAGTTTATTAATATTAGATGATGTTATAAATAGTCCAGCAATTAGTCAAAGTAGTGGGCTTGGAAAATTAGCCACGCTCAACCGCCATGTGGCACCTTTAAAAGAAGATTATAATGGTAGAAGTGCTTGTGGGTTAGCGGTAATAATTTTAAGTCAGTCATATCGTTGTCAGCAGGGAGTTGGTAGATTATTGAGAGAAAATCTTTCTCTTTTTACTTTATTTAAAAATAAACAAGAAAAACAAATAAATGCGATAGAAGAGGAAATTGGTTCAGTTATTGATATAGAAAAATTTAGAAAAGCATATAATAAATCAACTGAAGAAAAATATGGAAATTTAACAATTGATTTTAACCCTAAATGTAATCAAAAAACTTTTAGAAAAAATTTAAATGAATGTATTATTTTTCCAGAAAATTTAGAATAAAATTAAAATATTTAATATCTATAAAGAAGTATGGCTCGTAGCGGTGTATTAGCAGACCAAGCGATAAAAGAACGATACCCAGAATTTTTCCCTATAGATGTAGGAGGTCAAGAATTCTTACACGGCATCAATTTAGATAAACATATATTCAAAGGTATTAAACCTTC